GTAATTCAAAGACAAGTCCACACTAGGGAAACGGCTCATATAGTCGTTAGAGCAACTCTCAACCGCTGGAACTGATTACATCCATTATGGATCTAGACCAGTCGGCGAGATAATAACTCAGTTAACCATGAGAGATCTCAATAGTGCAGAAGCTATTTCTCAGAGTATTTACACTCGAGTACTAACGCTTCTTGCCCCCTATAATCCATACACCTTCGGCAATCCGTGCGAGAATTTACACGGTAGGATAAACTGGGAATCGCATTGCGATACAACCCTCCATAATCCTATTCACATCACCGGACCTTAAGTGGGGTACCAACCCTGGACTTAAGGAATTGCCGCGAGCACATACCCCTTACGGGGTCGCGCAGGTAGCGCTAGGTTCCGCAGTCGTTACGACGACAGGGTACATGGGAAGATCGTTGATCCAAGGATCTACAATACGTGCGTCGAGCTTTTTGGATCTGGCATTTTTCATCCAGAATTGCTCTGCCCGCCGGAGTTCCTTTATTTTTGGATCAGTACGATCGGAGTACAAAGAGGCAACCTTATTTTCAATACAGAGACGGAAAAATTCATAAACAGCTAACTCGCTGTATGTTTCGTCATAATTAATTGAATCTGGTTCCATTTCACACCCATCAAATTGACGCAATATAAGCTTATGCGTTTGCCAATTTTGATCTTTAGAAAAGCAAGTGAATCGAACGTTATCTTTTCGAATTAAACTGCAAACTTGCCGATCAAGATGGGAAGGTTGCCAATGTAATAAGGGCATTAAGCCAACTCCACCGTAGGAGTTAGGGACAAACCAAGGCAGTGAAATCTTGCACTTGGTAGCAATGGTCCGGAATTTCTGTAAGAAAACACGGTAAACGTCTTCTAAACAGAATTCAGGGGTACTATTTATCAAATCTTTGGAATTTTTACCAAAGTTGAGATAACGATTAAAGACGTCATCTGTACCCATTAAGCCACCTGATCGCTTCATATGTTTCAGTAAACCAAAGTTAACATATTTAACTAACTGAAATGAGCATCTACCTTCCATAAAAACTTTTTCTGGAAATAGGTGGCTTCGATCGACTGTGTCACACCCGTTATCAAAATAACGGTAGAGCGTGGAATTAATATTAAGGAACTCGCTACTGAAATATGTCTTACCAATACTTGGTTTCATATTAAAACAGTAACAGAGCCTTTTCCACTCGGCATAACCAACTGAAGTAGCTGGAAACACACAGTCATCACCATTGATAAGGAGACATTCGTGACGAAGAGGAATTTTTACTTTCATTCTAAGGCCATAGGCCCCGTTCAGATGTTGACGATCTTTTTGCAAAGCAAGTCTACACAAGACGGCGTTAGCAATGCAGAGGACAGGGAAAGATGTTATACTTCCCATTAACTGCCCATTTTTCTGCGGCTTTAAACTGCCATCTTCCATCTCAACGAGATGCTCGGTGAGACTCCTTTGAAATAGGATTCGAAGATTTTTCTGAATATCCTCATCAAGATCTGAATTTTGAAAGATCTGGTCACAAACGTCATTGCATATCCAATTGGAAATTATGCTTAATAATCCATTGGTTGCATCCTTATAGTCCCCGGAGACCCACTGTTGACCATGACGAAGACCTATTTTAAATGTAGCATTTAACAGGTCCTCAGTGACAGGTTCGCCGATCAACCGAAAAGTGGGATGCTTCTTGAGTGTCGAATGCATAAAATGCTGGAGAGGACGGAGTACATAACCTAAAAGGGCAGGGCCCTTGGTAATAACTCTAACTTTTAATGCCTCGGCAAGCGCAATAGCTTTAACCGAAGGCTCCTCTCTTATAGCTTCTTCGACAAGACCCTCAAGTAGATCGTTACGAAAACGATCAAACGCACACTTCTCCGACAAATTTAATTCCGCTACAGTTTGCGGAATGCCCTTATGCAAGAGTTCACCAAACTCGTCATATATGCGACGTTTGGTTTGTTTGACGAATGGTTTAAAGCTCATTTCATACGACTCAGTCCTTAACTTCTTTGTGTAGGACTGGATCTTTTCAGCGACATCAGCAACTGCTCCCATCTTGGAGCGTGATTTATAATAAGTTGAAGATGTTGAAGGAAAACCAGCCAAGTAATCCTTCTTGTTGAAAGGTCGTTTAAAGAGCTCCTTGACAGTTACTGTAATTTCCTTCCGTATCGAGTCTAATGTTTTTTCATCCATTAATCTCGTATGATCTACGGAAGTTGTCAAGGTCCTAATAGTTTCGTCAACGGCACGTTGTAGTCCAGCGGCAGACGCTCTCGGGCATCCTTTTTTGACGCCTTGGAGCAAAGTAAAAAGGAAGCTGTGAAACACTTCCTCGTCTGCTCGCCTTTTAAAAAGACTGAACCACTTGTGCCATCGTCCACCTAATAGCCTATAAGGCTTATCCCCGTATAAGTATTCGGGAACGGGTGGGCACTCTTGCCCAAGATGACTAGCGTAAAATGCAGAAAGCTTATACTTAACAAAGCTAATCCATGCATTCGGGTCATCAGGATACGTACTCAATAATTTATGCCATGTACCTACATATGATCCTGCATCAGCACTCTTTCTGTATCCATAGAAAGCGGACGCATCAAGAATATCATTTACGATTAATTGCAGGGCGGAATCACTACTACCATGGGGTCCCAAGTCGGATTTAGAGGGTGACAACAAACCCTCCTGACTTTTTGGGACATAGCGGCATGTTATACTTCTCTTCTTGAATATTTTAATAGAAG